ACGCCAACGAACAGCACTTCAAGTTGCGCCAGTGCAATGCCGGTGCCGCGCAGCGAGGCAAACAGCTGCGCAAAGTTTTGCCGTGCCTCTAGTGAGCTGATTCCAAGCACCGACTGGATCCGCTGCACCGACTGCGCCGCTGCGCCAGCCTCTCCATAGGCGCCCGCGAGGGCCTCAAGTTGGATTTTCGAGCGCTGTGATTCCTGTCCGGCGCTGATGATCTGCTGGGTCAGCGCACCGATGCCGACAATGCCGGCCAATCCGGCCAGATTACCAAGAGCGGAACGGAATCCTTCTCCGATGTCAGGGAGCTGGCCTGCTGCACGCTCTAGCTCCCCTTCCGTATTGCGGATTTCCTCTTGCAGCCGACGAAACTCAGCGCTGCCAATCTCGACATTGCTGAATGCTTCCCGCAGCCCCTGAAGCCTGCTCTCCAGCGCCTGGATGCTGTTGACCGCGCCGCTGGCGTTCTGCCCATCAAATGCACGCTGTCCAGCTTGTGCGGTGGCATCAAATCCTTGGCGCGCCCGCTGCAACCCCGCATTCAGCGCCGTGTCGTCTACCGACAGCCTGAGTACCGCCTCGCCCAGCTGTTCCGCCACTGCTACACCCTCAGTGGCTTAGGTTGCCGGGAAACCTACGGCATGACATCAGCTCTTGCCGGACTGGCCAACGCGACTGCAGTGTTCACCCTGCCGACCGTTGGTGTCGTCACTGATCCCGACACTGGCAACGTGACGCCAGCGCAGGAAACCACAACCGTGACGCTGTATCTGCGTCAAGGCTCACCGCAATCGGCCGGCTTGGAAGGCGTCGATGCCGACACCATCGTCTGCGAGGGATACGCCATCGAGCCCCAGGCACTGGACGCACGCATCAGGCCCGGCACCCGTGGCACCGTCACAATGAGTGGCCGTCAGATGAGCTGCGAAGTGCTGCAGGAGCGATTCCCCTACGGCTCCAGCGGCCTGCTCGGTAGCACCCTACAGACGATCCTGGGTGATCGGATCCGGCTGGCGGCGTACCTCCATGGCTGAGGTCAGCGCCAGCCTCAGCCTCAAGGGCTGGAACGCTGCACAGCTCAAGCTGCGGGTGCCCACCATCCTGCGGTCCTACGGGGACGTGATGGATCGCCAGCTGAAGGAGGAGATCAAGGCGGTGCAGTTTCCATGGCCGCGGGAGACCAACCGCCGCAATGGCAGCACCGTGGGCAGCCCTCGGGACATTGTGGACCTTGGCACATTCCTGCGGTCCCAGAGACGGAATTACCCATCGGCAACGCAACTTGTGTTCACATGGGACGCCAAGAGCGACAAGGGCTTCATGTATGCCGGTCTCATCTTGACTGGTTACACCACCAAGCGGGGCACCGTCGTCCCGGGCCGAAATTGGATCAAGCCAGCCCTCGACAAGCACCCCCTCGATGGCTTCTTCATCCGCGAATGGCGGAAGCTAGCCCGCAATAACCTGTGATCAGGCGTCGGTCTCGGCGGTCCAGGTGTAAGCGCCGTAGCCGGTCAACGTAAAGGTTACCTTGGCCACGTTGCCGGCCTGGATGTCCTCCTGGAAATTAGTCACTTGCGCTACTCCAGCGCACTTCTCCGGCTCGCCGGTGGTGGTCATCTCGGGAGACTGGCGGAACCACGTCACAGTGACGCCATCCGGAGCATCAATGCTGGCTTGCCGCAATGTCTTGTATCCGGCGTCCCTTAGATCCAGATTCATTGTCATCGGGATGCTGTAGCTCTGCTGCGTCACCAGCTGCTTCTTAAAGCCAAAGGTTGAGCCGTAGTCCAGCACGTCCTGTGTGTCGCTCTGAGCCTGGATTCCAGCATTCGACAGGTTCATCACTTCGTCCATGCTGGTGCTAGCGGTCGGTGCTGTGCTGCTAGTGGTGCCAGCCTTGACCCAGAACCTGTAACCGAGAGCGTTGAAGTAGCCCACAACCTGAGGCGCGATGTGCCCTAGGTTTCCGCAGCTTCCAAAGCCTCCCACGGCGTCAACCTGGGGCAGACGTGCAGATCAAAGCCCATCGTGTCGTGGGCAATGCCGGCAGTGGCCACCAGGCAGTCGCGCAGGTCGTCGGCGCTGATCGACAGCTCGGCACACACTGCCTCCGGTGCCCAGCCGATGTCGAGCAGCTTGCGAGCCCGCAGACCTAGCTCCCTGGCTCGATGGGTGGCGCCGATGCTCCAGTTGTGAGACCGCAGGTAGTGCAGCACCTCGCCTTGTGCGAACCGCCAGTAAATCGTCGAAAGCTTCCCGCGCTCGGGATCCCAGGCCCGGCACGCCTTGAGGAACGCAAAGTCACAGCAGCTGTTGATGTCCTCCCGCGCCAGGCAGTGGCCGTACTGCTGGCTCAGCCGGTGGCTGAACTTGCGCACCAGGCCGATGTTGTCGGCATACATCCGCCCAAACCGCCGCCGTTCCTCGCGACTCAGCGGATCCGCTAGGTGCGGCTTGGGCTTGACCGCTGCAGGCTCTCCGAATAGCAGCAGCTGGAGAGCAGACACGGCATCAGGAGCGCAGCACCCTCACGTTACCGGTTCCCACCGGCACCGATGCGCATAAACACCCAAGGGTTTGCCGCAGGCCTGGGAGCACGTTCAGCGCATTGCGGCTGCTGGGCACCGCGCCATCGCGGAAGTCAACCGCGATCACATCAACCCGAGCCGACTTGAGGCTGGCGTTCGGGATCCCTGGGATCAGCTCTGCATTGCCCGGTCCAGTGGTGCTCAGCAGCGTCGGTGTGGTCAGCAGCGCTTCCGCCAGGTCAAAGCACGCCTGCTTTACTGGTGATGGGATCACCGTGTTGCTGTAGCTCAATTCACCGCAGGCAGCATCGGTCCGTGGCCAAGCCAGCGCCTGCGTCGTTGATGCTTTGGTACCGACCCAGCTGAGTTGATCCAGATAGCGGGTGGCCATGATCAACGCCCGGCCCTTGTTGTCGGTGGTTGCCGTAGCCCACTTCAACGTGCCAAGAGTGACATTGGCCAGAGCATCACCATCAGCCACGGTGATGTAGCTGTTGGCGTTGCTGGCGCCTGCTGTGGCAATGATGGTGACGGTCATGCGTCAGGTTGCCTTGGGTGCCTGCCAGCGCTTGACGGCCTGGTCGAACGACACCTTGCCGTCCACTAGCTGCTGGCCCAGCTTCTTCCCGAAGATGGCCTGTGCGGTCTCGGGGTTTTCGCGCACCCAGGTCTTCGCGGCCACCTTGAAGCTCAAGACTTCCTCCGGGCCATCACCATTAGCCGGCCGGCGGGTGGGCACTTTCTGCCCGTTCGGGTCGGTCATGTCCTGATTGCGCCACTTCCACGGGACGAGGTAACAGCGGCACTGAGCGTGCGGCGACACCTTCTGATAGTCCGGCGGAAACCGCTTGCCGTCCAGCTTCAGGCACACCGGACACGTCCTGCTGTCAAGCACCGCCGTCCAGACCAGGCCCTTGGCGCCCAGCCAGTCGGGGTCGGTCTCGAACTGATAGATCAGCTGTTGTGCCGCACTGCCGGCTTCATGGGTGCCGGTGCGGATGATGGCCTCCACGTTGTTTTCGGTGACCCTGACCACAGCGTCCTGATAAGTGCGGACCACCTCACCGCCGACATCCGACAGGCCCAGCCGGATGAACCGTTCGACACGATCCGCCACTGCAGCCGGCAGTGCCGTAGTGAGCTGGGCCTCAAGGGTCTTGCCGGCCACCACCTGTTGATTGATCAGCCGGCTGGCCTGCAGTGGGGTCAGCTGCACCGCACCTTCGGCCGTGAGGCTGCCGCCAGCGCGCTGCACCATCTGCCGGGCGAACTCCAGCTGTGACTCCAGGAATGGCGTCAGGGCCTGCTGCAGGGCTACCAGCTGCGGGCCACTGAAGGACTCCTCGACGCTGCGCGACACCGCCGCCACCAGCCTGCGGATGTTCTCCTCTCGCGCCGGCCCCACCGCCAGCACACCAGAGCCACCGATCACCCGCTCGATGCCGGACAGTGTGAGCCGCAGGTCACGCAGGGCCTGCCGCACCAGCCGGTCCTCCAGCTTGCGCTGCCTGAGGGCATTGCGGAGGAATGCCTCAACCTGCAGGGAGAGGTCAGGTTCCACTTAGCTGGCAAACACCCGCACCGGCTGCTCAGGGTTGACGATGTACGGCTCCCAGCCGGTGGGCAGCGCACCGATGTAGTTGACGTGATAACCCGGCAGCAACCAGGGCAACACCAGCACCTCACCGGTCTCGGGGTCGTATTCGCCGCCGATGCTGATGGGACCGATCACATCCAGCGCGTGCGTGTGGCTGGCGGCGATGGGGAAGCCGTCAGCATCCAGTAGACCAGCGGCATCCAGGGCAGCCATGCAGGTTGACTCGTCGGGGAAGCGGATGTAGTGGGTCATTGGGTCAGGGTTTGAATAGTGGAGTTCGGAAGGCGCTGGGGCCAGTAGGTGAGGCGGCGGATGGTGCCTGCGCGGACCCTGTTGACGCCGGCATGATCCGAGCCAATGTCTGCGCGAGTCAAAGCCGTTGGCATGGTTGCGCTCGTATCAATGGCCGGGGTTACTCCAGAAAATGACAGCGCCATGTTATTGCTTTGATAGCCTGCGGCAAACTTTGCAGCCACGTTTGCTGGCAACGCGCTATTGCTACTAGCGATTCCGTCAAACACACCACCCGCAGCAGTAGCGATAGAAGCAAAGCCACTAGCTTGAATGTTCCAAGCTACTGAGTTGTTATACCCATTATCACTGGCGCGAAACACAAACTGGTTTGCGCCGCTGCTTGGCTGGGCAACGGCAACATCCGCAAACACCGTCCCCTCATCCTGCCGATACCAACTGCTGAAGTTCGTCCCGGTGATACTTGCCACGTCCGCACTGCGGGTGACCGTGGCGGTGGTGGTGGGGATGTAGCTGGTGGGGAAGGCCCCGGCTTCTAGTTGGGCGCCCCAGAGGAAGATGCCGCTGGTGCCGTCGCCAGCATAGGAAATGGGACCGCCAACGGATTGCGTAATGTGTAAATTGCCCCCTGGCGTACCAGTAGCAGTCGCCGTAGACGTAATTGAAAAGCGCCACCACCCGTTGTTCAATTGCTGAGCAGTAAAAGTAGGTGTCCCGCTCTGAACGGTGCCAGATCCGGTTGTTAGGTTAAAATCAACTTGATTATTTACGCCCCCATTCCATGCAGTGGTCGTAAGTCGCATCTTTAAGGCGCGACTAGCTCCGGTGCTTTTTGCGAAAACGCTAAATGTGTAAGTAGTTCCAGAAACAACAGAAAAAGTTTGACCAAATGAGTGCTCTGCAGTTGCTGCAACCTCTACCAAAGTGTCAGCGGTTGTCAGCCCGTCAGGCGCTACAGCAGAGTTGGCGGTAGCAGTGCTGCTGCTTTTTACCCAACTCGCATTATCAAACTCCTCACTTCGCAACAGCAGATTCGTCCTCTGCTCCTCCACCAGCAGGCCCAGGCTTTCGCCGGTCGTGGGGTTGTGGTCGAAGCGCGGTTCGTTCGTCGTTGCCGTCTTGATCAGGCCGTCGCTGCTCACGTAGGTGCTGCTGCTGGCGCGGGTGAACGTCACCAGGCTCTGCCCCGTAGTGGCGTCAACCAACGACTTGCTCTCCGCAAAGCGCAGGTCGAGACTGGGCACTGCTCGCGCACGACGCCACAGCTCATTGCGCACCCACTGGCCGGGCGCAAGGATTGCGCGGCGTGCCGTCAGCGCGGTCGTCACAGGCCAGCCTCCAGCGTGTTCACCGTCAGCAGCACCGTGCTCGCAGAGGCCGGCGTGTAGGCACCACGGGTCTCAATCTCAGCAAACAGGCTCGCGCTCGCTGCCGCCAGCTTCACCAGTCGTCCGGTGTAGTCCGTTTGCGTGTAGAGCGTGCTGCCAAGGTCACTGGGTGCCGGCAGATCCACGTAGCCCAGATAATTGGCACGCTCACCGCTCACCAGATCAAAGGCCGCGTTGTCCGCAATCGCTGTAGGGCTGGCGCTGTAGAAGTGCACCCGGAACCCGCCCATGCCGCTTGGGACGCTGGCATCCGAGAACACCAGGCTGACGCTCTGAATGATCACATGGCCTGCGGTGGGGCCGATGCTTGACAGCGTGATGATGGCGCTGCCGCCCGTATCGCCCACCACATCACCGGCCGTGTATGCAGTGGTGTTGCTAGGGCGCGTGATCGTCACTGCCGCGCGGTACGCCTTGCCATTGACGGCAACGCCACCATCTGCATCAAGAGTCAGCGTTGCACCCTTGACGTCAACAGGTAGCGGGTTACTGACCCCAACAGTGCGGGGCAGCCGGTCACTACCAAGAAACTGAATACCCTCGTCACTCATGGTCGTCTCTGGCGATCAGACGCCGCCTACGTGGTCTTGTAGGTTGCCGCTCCTGCACCTGCTGCACTGGCAGCTCCTGGCCCTGTACATGCAAAGAGGCCACCCCGTCAGGGGCAGCCTCCCGCAGTGTTCGCCAGCGATTGGCGAACAGACCCATCAGCCGCCCTTCCGGTAGAAGGTGACCGCCGGGGTGCCGACGTTGGTGACGTAGCCGACGTAGGTGGCCGAGCTGGCTGCTGCCACGGTGGCCATGCCGGCAACACCGCCGAGGGTGATGCCGCCGCTGGTAGGTGCCGTCAGGGTGATGGCCCGATCCGCAGCAGCACCGTTGACCACGGTCAGCTCAAAGCTGGAGCCGATGACCGCACCATCACCGAGCAGCGACACAATGGCCGACGCAGTGGCGGTAGTGAGGGTCTTGTCGCTGGTGGCAGGCGTCATGGTGACGATGCCGCCCACGGTCTCAGCTGCCGTGAGCTCGGTGTTCGCGTTGGTCGCGGCTTTGATAGACCGCTTCTCACTCATGCGCCCGAAGTTTGGCGCATCAAGATGGAACTTCATCGCTCAACCTCAGACGTAGAGAGGGCATGTGCAGGTGATACGAGACACCCCGATGTTCTTCTTGTCGAACACCTTGGTCCAGTTTGCAGCCGTTGCTAGATCAGCAGCGCTCGGATTGATGCCACCGCCCCAGCTGGCGCCCAGCGGGTGGTAGCACATATCCCACTGAACCTTGAGCACATCTTCACCGCCTGAGGTGAGGATGTCGCGATCGGCTTCAGTGCGAACGGGAGCCTGGAAGGCCTGGCCCACTGCTCCTGTCTTGAAAACATACACCCCGTACTTGTAGGAGCCGGCCGAACCGGTCCGGGGCGCATTGTCCGAGACGATGACAGCCTTGCTGCCGAACAGTGGCACCTGACCCGTGGCACCGAAGGCACCAGAGAAGTCACCAGGGACAGCATTGCTGCCGGTGATACTGCCAGCGGCGATGGTGCTGGCCGTGATGCCGGGCAGTTCCTTGGCATTCACATAGTTGATCATCTCGCGTACCCGCAGATACGCGTAGATGTCAGGGTGAACCACCATGGCGCCGAACGTGTCGGCGTCTTCACCTAGTACCGCATCAGCCAAGACGACATGACGCGGCGATAGGTCGGTTTCACCCGAACCGCCGGCATCAACGCACATGGTCTCGAACGCGGCGCCGCTGTTGCTGGAGCCCAGGGCACCAAACACACCGGACAGGACTGCCAGGAGGTCAGCCTGCTGGGCATTCAGCACGTAGTCGGACACGCGACGGCCAATGGCAGCCATCGGGTCGTTTTCGGAACCTACTGCCAGCTTGGCCAGCTCGGACGAGCCCCAGACGTTGGCACGATGGAAGATCACACCGGTCTGCTCTGCGCTGGTCAGCTTGTTGACCGAGAGCGGCACACCTTCAGCTGGGATCTGAATGCTGCCGGAGAGGTTCGGCGCCCAGTTGGGGATCTTGAACCGGTCGCCCTTGGTGACGTTCTGGGCGATGATCGGGTTAGCCGACACCAGACCGGTTGCCAGGAACTTCGACCGCAGCGTGGACTGCTCGTCGATGTAGTTCGAGAACGGATCGTAGATCTTGGTATCAGCCCTGTAGAGGAAAGACATCCGTCTAGGGGGTTATGGAACTGTCGGCCACAGGCCAATGGGTCGGCACAGCTTCCCCTTTGTTTTAGTTTGCCACAGGATTAGCGGGCTGCTGCTTTCAATTTCTGATAGAGGTCTGGATCGGTGCGGAACAGGCGGGCCTGTTCGGTGAGGTTGAACGATTCCGACGCGAACGGATTGGTCACACCTGCCGGAATGTCGCCACCACCGCTGCGACCCACCGGCGCACCGGAGCCGGCGGGCTTGGGTGCCTTGAGTCGGTACTGCGGCAGCGCTTGCCGTGCCCAGTCGAGGATGGGCGTGCGCGTGTAACCATCCACCACAACCACGGTGCCATCGGGTTCGCGCTCGATTTGTTCAGGCTTGAGCTTGAGCTTCACCACCTCATCCGGGTCGTGCACGGCATCAGCCAGTGCTGCGACAGCCGGGCCGACGATGCGCAGCTCCCGCACCTCAGCCTCCAAAGCATCGACGCGGGCCTGCAGGGTGGCCTCGCGGTCGCGAAACTGCTGCTCCAGCTTCTCCCGGGCCTCGCGGTAGTTGCCCTCGGCTTCGAGGCGTTGCTGCTCGGTCTGCTGCTTGAAGCTCAGCAGCTCCTTGACATCAGTGCCTTCGGGTAGTTCCGCCAGGGTGCGCTCTACTTTGGCGAGGCGTTTCTTTTCGGTGAGAAGTTCCTGGTTTTTGCGCCGGAGCGCTTCGATCTCAGCGGTTAACGCGGTGTTGTCGGTGGTGGCGTCAGCCTGCTCCACCGGAGCGAGGTCGTCAGACATGGACCCACAGGGTCAGGGTGCTGCGTAGGTTTCCAGGCAACCTATGGCTCCCCCGCCACAGAGACATGTCCGCTGAAGCCGTCTACGACGCCATCCGTGCCGCCATTACCGAACAGACCGAACAGGACGAAGATCTATCCATGTTCGAGCTGATCGGCGTAGTACGGCTCGTTGAATCTGAGCTAGTTGCCGCGACGATGGAGCCGGACGACGAGGAGGAATAATCAGCGCTTCTTGCGCGTGCTCTTGCCGCTCAGATTGTTGGTGATGCGGGTGAGGCCACCTTTGGCAGCGCCCGCTGACTTACTCCAGAACGCTTTTGTTTTAGCGCTGGCCTTAGGATTAGCGGCGACTTTTGCCGCTGTCTTAGCAAGGTCCCTAGCCTTACCAGCTGCGGCTTTGTACTTGGCCCGTGCAGAATCGTTCTTGGCACTCTTGCCGGAGAACTTAGCTCGTTGGGCTGCGATAGCGGATCGCTCCATCGCTCCCGCGGCTCGCTTGGCTGCCTTGCTGCCCTTGCCTCTAGTTGCTGTTGCCGCTGCCGCCGAACGGTTCTGCGCCCCTATATAGCGCTCTTGCTGCTTGTTGCGTTGACCTTTACCTGTTAAGGCAGCAGATGTAACAGTTTTGTTCATCTTCGCCTTGCGTTGGGCGACGGTACCCTTCCCGCCACCAGATGCTTTCTTGCCACCGCCACCTCCGCCGCCACTGGCGAAGCGGCCACGGGCATCACGCTTGTAAGTTCTGGCCATGACTGGAAGAGAGCGGTCCTAGGCCGTAGGTTGCCCCTAGCGCTTTTTCCGTGGCTTCCGCTTCTTCTTCGGTGGTCCTTTGGTATTGCTTGGCCCTGGCTTGATGTTGTTGCGGCCCTTGCCCTTGCCTTTCGGCAGCACTGGCGCCAGCTGGCGGTCGTAGATGGCCTGGGCTCTGGCGGCAGGCTTACTGCCGCGGGCGGCAGCGGCGGCGGCACGTTGGGCGCGGCGGGCAATGACGCCTCGGGCGGCGCGCAAGTCGCGGCTGGTGTGAACTTCGCGCAGCATGAAGCGCGCCACGTATCCATCGATGCCCTTGCGGTTCCTGTTGGCAAGATCTCGCGCGGCATAGCGGGCGTTCTTAAGCTGCATTTTGCGTAACTTGGAAACCAGTGAATCAGTGGATCCCTTGAGTTTCCTTGACTTATCGGTAAAGGATTGAGCTGTTCGCTTGACCTTCCTCCCAAGCGCTTCTCCTTTACCCCTGGTTGTTGTCGGCTTGTAGGGTTTGATGCTGTTAGTAACTGGCGGCCTTGGTAGTCGACCCGTGCGCCGGATCCCACTGCGGGGCTTTGTCTTACTGCGCCTTGTGCCTGTGCCGGTGGCCTTGTAGTAATCGCGAGCACGTTGAGCGGTAAGCAGGGATCGCGCCGCCTTGGTGCCGCCGCCAGCTTTGACCGCAGCACGTGCGGCGGTTTCCCGGGTCCTAGCGCGACCCCTGGCACTCGTAGTTTTAGGAAGCGTGCCGGATGCTTTACGAGCGCCGCTTTTCCCGCCGGAGCCGCCTCCTCCGCCACTGGCAAAACGACCTTTAGCGTCCCGGTTGTACGTCCTGGCCATTGTCTACCGCGGAACCTGCCGTAGGTTTCCGAGGCAGACCAGCGACGCTGGCGTCTAGTTGATCCTGTTGCGCCTGTAGAGCATCGGCCTGCGCCTGCATGGTCTGCTCCATCTCAGCTTCGATGTCGAAGTCGGAGCCAAGCCATTCGCCCTCCGACAGGCGGGTGAGCAGGGTTTCCTGGCTGATGTCGTTGCTGACCCGGAGCGCAATCAGCTGCTGCACCTCGGCAGGCTCCAGGCGGGCAGAGACAAAGTCCCGGTTCACCGCTGAGCTCCCGCCATCCGGCAGGCCGAGGTAGGCGGCGTGGAATCCAAGGCACTGATCCACCAGGTCCTGCAGGCCGATTGCCACCGCCTGCAGTGCGGCATCACCCTGCGACCGATCGATGGCCTTCGCCTCAGCGGCCTGGTTGGTCATGTTCTGGCCCAGCACTGCGGCCAGACCCAGCTCGGCAATCTGCTCTTTGATCCGGTCCAGCTGCTTGAACCTGGCGTCGTAGCTGGTGCCGGTCGGCTCAGCGAACTCAGCCCGGGCGTCACTGGGGAATGCCGTCGCGCTGCTGGGGCCGGCGCTTAGCTCCTCCACCTCGGCCGGCACGCCAAACAGGTTGTAGCGGGGCACCGCTGCCACATGCAGCAGGTTCCCCTGGTCGCTCTCGCACTGGTACGCCTGCAGGTTCAGCCATGCCACCTCCTCCAGCGGCGGGGTGCTCTCCAGGGTGGCGCTGCGGTTGCTGTAGGCGATAGCGAAGGGGATCCGGTCCTGCGTGGTGCTGCCTTCATTGATCAGCTCCCAGTCCCGTGAGCGGCTGGCCTGCAGGCGGTAGACACGAAACCGGCCGGGCTCCAGCACCCGGACCTGTTCCACCAGCTCCTCACCCCACTCGCCGTAGGGCACCGTCAGCGTCTCGCGCAACCGCAGCATGGTGAGCTGCTGCGTGCCGCCCACCACGTCGGTGCGCCAGCCCAGGATGTCGCGCGGGCTGTAGGGCACCCAGTACGGGCGGGAGAAGTCCGTCACCGGCGTGGCGTCGCCTTCATCGCCCCTGGGATAGTCCACCAGCACGCCGACGTGGCCGTAGCGGATGCAGATCCGCGCCAGGTGCTGCAGGAACACATCCAGGCCACTGCCGGTGAGATCGACGTCGTAGAGCTGCTCGACCATCTCATCGGGCACGTTGTCAAGCCGGATCGGCTTGCGGGTCAACATGCCGGCCAGCATCTGCTCTAGCCGTAGGTAGTAGGGCGGGCAGACCGAGCGGGCGAGGCGGACCGCATAGGAGTCGTCGTCTTCGCGGGGCTCCTGGGGCAGGTACTGTCGACCGGCCGCTTGCATCTGGAGCGTGCCGCCGGTCAGGGCCTCCAGCACACGCCAGCGGGGCTCCATCAAGGACCAACCCAGGCCGGGCTCATAGACCTTCAGGTTGCGCAGATTGCTGCCGTAGCCCGCGCCACCTAGTGCGAGCGGCTGGAACCTGGCGTAACGGGTGTCACCGCTACCGGTCATCAGCAGCGTTTCACCGGGTTGCATGGCTTGCCTACTTGTTGCGTAGGTTGCCGATCAGTACAGCCGCACCCCACGCACCGCCTTACCGGTGATGGCACGGCCCACCTCAAAGGTGCGGTGGACGATGTAGCCGAGCGCGTCGTTCATGTGGTCGTAGCCGGTGTCCTTGGCCGGCGTGCCGTCCTCGTCGTAGCTCTGCAGCTCCAGGCACTCAATGAGCTTGCGGCAGCGCGGGTCAATGAACAGCCGGCGCTCCCCTTGGCCGTTCTCCAGCAGGGCCTGCACCGCGGCGACGCGATCACGGACAGGTGGGTTGGCCTTGGGTGCCTGGTTGCTGATGTCGTAGCTCTGCAAGATGGCCACGTCGCTGCGGCTGGAGTTGGTGCTGCGGGCAGTGCCGGAGGCGTCGGGATAGCCGAGGATGCGGGCCTTGGGATAGCGCCGGCGGATCTCCTGGCCCAGGGCGTCGGTGTCGTGCGCACCGGCCACCTCGTCGAAGACGTGCAGCTCCCGGCCACGACGGACGGCAAGGACGCCGGACATGTTGCCCACGTTGAAGTCCACGCCGAGCAGGATCGTCTCACCCTCCAGCTCGTCCCAGTTGCAGGGGATGACGTGATGCTTGCGGTTGAAGCGGTCGTAGACCTGGCCGGTGGTCAGGTTGACGAACTCTCCCTCCAAGTACGCACGCAGCAGGGACGGGTCGTAGTTGGCCTGTAGTCGCTCGATGAAGTCCGGCGGCAGGTGCGGGTTGTCTGCCGTGCGCATCCGGATCAGGCGGCGGTCAGCCCGCTGTTGCGCATCCTCCGAGCCGAAGGTCTGCCACATCCAGCGGAAGCCCTCCGGCGTGGATGCTGCGCCGAACTGGCGAACGTTGCCGGAGCGCAGGCGGCCCAGGATCTTCGGGAATGCCTTGTTGGCGATCGTCGGCGTCACGGTGTCGATCTCGTCAGCCAGTACCCAGGCCAGGTTGAGGCCGATGATGCGGGTCCAGTTCTCGAACGACCGGCACAGGATCTTGGTGTCGCCACCAGACAGGTGCAGCACGTACTCCGGCAGGGGTGAAGCCCGGAAGCTGTAGGGGATGCTGTAGGCCTCGAGGAAGTCCTCGAAGTCGTTCTGCCAGATGTCGCGGATCAATGGGCCGGTGGGCTCCATGACGCAGCCGAGGAAGCCCTGATTGGCGAGGGCGAGGGAAACGGCCTTGGCGCACAGTGCGCGGGTCTTGCCGGCGCCGTAGCCGGCGGAGACACCGATGATCTCGGTGGCCTGATCGTGGACGAAGGCGGCCTGCCCGGGGTGCAGGTCGGCGGTGATGGTGTGCAGCAGGCGGTCTGAGTCCTGTAGCTGCGAGCCACCAGCGCGAGAGAGCTGCAGCTGCGCCCTGGCAGCCGCCAGCGGATCAGCCAGCAGGAGTGCCAAGGCCAGCAGCCTGCATGCGCAAGAGGAGGTGGTCTTGCTGCTCGGGGGTCAGGTCGGAGGCCTGGATGGCTTGCACGACGGCCTGAAGGGTGGCCTGCACTTCGCGGCGTGTGGCGGCGGCATCGGACCACACCTCACGGAGCTTCGGGTGGTGAGTGAGGTACCAGGTGATGGCGTTGACGTTGCCGTTCTCGGCCTGTTCGTGCAGGTAGCCGAGGTAACGATTGTTCACTTTTGCCACACCGGATTGAGTGGCGCGGCGAAACCTGTAGAGCAGCGAGTCAGGTTCAGCGGTTTCGGCGTCTTCGAGCCAGCGCCTCCAGGTGCGATCGGAGACGTCCGCGACGGCGCGCACCATGGAGTCGGGCAAGCCACGTGCGCAAAGCTTCTCGATGTCAGCGAGGAGCTCTTCGGTGAGTTTGCTGGGCCTACCACCAGCCACGGGATACGGATCGCAACGTGGCCAGCCTAAGGCCTGCCGGTTCGGTTGCGCAACGGGA